GCGGTTCTGCGCGGAGTCATACGCGCGAGGGCTCATCAGCAGATCGCGGATTTGACGCATGAACCATTCGAGCGGTCCGGTAGTCGTAGGCAGCGGATTGGCTGCCGACACGTCGCCGTCGTTGACGCCGTCCGCGCCGTGGATCAACTTGATCCGCTGGAACTTATTCCCGCCGATGTCGTCAACCGCGACGGGAACCGCGTTCGGATCCGATGAAGGCAGATAGCCTACGCTGTCGCTCACTGGATCACCCTCCTTGTCCCGGCCGCGCGCCCGTCAGGCCCGCGCACGATCTCCACCGGCGCCGCCATCAGCCGGGCCGCCTCCGCAATCGCCTGCGTGGCCTGGGCCATCTGCGCCGCGGCCTGCGTGGTCGCCTGCGCCGCCTCACTCGACACCGCAGCCGCCTGCGTCACCTGCGCCGCAGCCTGCGCCAGCGGCGCAAGCGCCTCGCCCACAGCGCGCTCCGTCTCCTGCCCCAGGGACAGCGCCACTGTGGGCGCGCGCGTCTCGGCGCGCTCCGCCGCCGCACGCTCGCTATCCGCCGCCTTCTGCGCGGCCTGCATCTCAGCAATCTGCAGCCGCACACCAAGCTCCGCCTGGTGCCGCTGCGCCTCGGCCGCAATCTCCATCTCCTTGACGCGCATCTGCACCTCGGCCTTGCCAGCCTCGATCTGCGCCCGAGACTGCAGCTCCGCCGCCTTGGCCTGCGCGTCCATCTGCGCGCGCTGCGCCTCAGCCTGCATCGCCATCTCCTCCGGAGACGGACCCTGCGGCACCCCCTGCGGCTGCGCCGGCTGCGACAGCGCCTGCATCGCGCGCTCGACCAGCTCCTCGGCTTCCTCGCCGCCGCGGAACCGCCGCACCGCCATCGTCAGCAGCCCGCCCACCATCTCCGCCATGGCACCGACCGCATGCGGCGCCTGCATCGCCACGCCCTGCACGATCGGCATCGTCCCGCTCAGGAACCCGGACACACCAGTCAGCAGCTCCGTCGCCGCCTGACGCTCAGCCACTTCGTCCGCCGCGATCGTGCTGTCCGTCTCGACGTCCACGCGGTACGCACGCAGCGCATCCGGACCTTTGAGCAGCGCCAGCGCATCGCCCAGGTACTGCGCCTCGCTCTCAGGCAGCGCCTCGGCATTCGCCTCGGCGAAGATCGTCTCCGGCTCGAAATGCCCGCACACGACGTCCGCCATGATCTCGATCGCGTCGCGGCACCACCGCGCCACCTCCTGCTGCCGGTCGCGGACCCGGATCGAGCCCCACTGCGCCTTGATCTGCTGCGCCGTCGCCGTCTCGCTCGCGGCAGTCTGCCCGCGCAGGATGTCCGACAGCCCCGTGACCTCGTAAGCGTCCCGCTTGACCGCCTCCCGGAGCTCAAGCAGCCGCGCCAGCGTCTCCGCGACCTCGCGCACCGGCAGCCAGGCGATGGCGTCGTCCATCGGACGCCCCTGCCCTAGCGCCCAGCTGCTCACAGGCACGAGCGCGACCTCCTGGGCGCTGTCGAGGCCCTTCTGGATGTCCGCCTGCGTCTCGCCCGGCACGAAGCCAATCAGCTTGAGCGCCTTGGACAGCGCCGCGATCCGCGTCGTCAGGTCGTCAAGCTCCAGCGCCTGATCCTGGTAGTAGACAAAATCCGGCACCGGCACCGTGGACCCGGTCGTCATGGTCCCGAACATCGGCCGCGGGCACGGGAACCGCCCCCGCATCCGGAGCGGATACGGCCGCACGTCCAGCGGCTCCGGCACCGACCGATGCAGCCAGACCACCTCGCGGCGGGTCGCGTCCCACACCTCGTAGACCGTGGCCTTGCCGATGACGTCGGCCTTCGCCTCGTTCGTCCCCGACGAGGTCTCCGCCGGCGCACGATCGAGCGGCACGGCCTTCGCCACGTCGCCGAACCTCTCGCGCAGCTCGTCGCGCGTCATGTAGGCCGCACGCCAGACAGCGCTCACCTCCGCCCAGGTCCGCGCGCCGGCGGTGAAACCGAAGTCCCGCCAGTGGACCTGCTGCAGCACCGCGCGCTCGCCAGCCTCCGACGGCTCGTAGAACACCCACCCGACGCCCTGCCCGACCAGCAGATAGTCCTGCACCGCGGCGCGGGCCGCGAGGCCGAAATCCCCGCCCTTCTCGATCTGGCACGACAGCGACCTCTCGAGCAGCCGGGCCGCCACACGCCCGACCGGATCGCGATCGCGGAAGCGCCGGAACACCCGCGGCTGGGGGTCGCGCGCGTAGACCGTCGGCGTCAGGACCTCGATGTTCGCCCACAGCAGCGCGAACCGCCGCTCGTCCCGATTGTGTTCGTTCCGATAGCGCTTGGTGATCTTGTCCGCGCGCTCGGTATAGCCGCGCCGCTCGCGCTCGAACGCCTCGATCTCAGCCCGCCACCGGGACGCCAAGCCACGCGGCGGCGCGCCGAAGTCGGCCTCCGTCTCCGCCGCCGGCGCTGCACTGCTCTGGTCCATCAGATGCGCCCACCCGTGCGCGCGCGCTCAGGACGCAGGTCCGCGATGCGGAACACGCCCGGCGGCAATGGCTTCTGGACGGGCGGCGCGTCGCGCATCATCGGCCGCGACATGCAGGCATAGCGTATCTCGTCCGCCGCATGGTCCTCGCCCTCTGTGTCCACGTCCTCGGCTCGCGAGCCATCGTGCTGCAGCGCCGGCAGCGTGCGGATCGCATCCACACACGTCGCGAAGATCAGCATCATCGGCTGTCCCTCCGCATCGCCCTTGAGCCTCTGCCGCACCTGGTCCCAGCCGCCGAGCGCGCCCATCCGCGCGACCCGCGCGTTGTCCGCCGGCTTGAACGTCACACCCGCACGCCCCATCCGCTCGGCGATCGAAGGCCCGCCGTCAGAGGAGAAGATCGCCGGATCGGCCACGCCAAGCACTTGGCCGGGGTCCGAAGTCTCGCGGCGCTTGATGCCCGTCGCCACTTCCTCTGCCGTCAGCCGCAGCCCGACATTCGGCTCGCCCGTCGATCCGTACCACTCGCGGTACCGCACCAGCGCACCCCGCGCGATGTCCGGCAGCGTGCCGTCAGACACCGCCCACCAGCCGACAGAGAACGGCCGCGCGCTGCCCCAGTCGAGGGACCGGAACCGCTGCCAGTGCTCCGGCAGCGCCCGCGGCGCGATGATGTGCCGGCCGGCGTCGAACTCGGGGAAGAACGCCCCCGCGATGACCGACCAGTCGCCCTCCAGCCACGCCCGCACGAGCTCCGGAGAGCCCGCAGCCTTAAGCCTCGACACATAGTCCGCGCCGAGGTGCCGGTTGTCCGTGACGCGCGAGGGGATGTAGACCCGCTCCAGCCCGGTGCGGTCGTCGCGGATCACCTGCCAGCCGAGCGGGGCCGGGTCGATGTAGCGCGCCCTCACCCATTGGTGCCCCGGCCCGCCCGGGTTGCCCGTCAGCCGGATGCGGCACGGCACGCCAGCGCCAGAGCGGAGCGTTGCGAACAACTTGAGGATAGGCGCCGGGCTCGGGAAGTTGCCCACCTCCTCGACGTACACTCGCGTATAACTGTGGCCTTGGTAGCTCTCGGCGTCCGTGTCGCGCTCAAGGTACGCGAAGGTCAGCCGCCCGCCGCCTGGCATCACGCAGCGCATCGGCACCGCCGTGAACGTCGCGCCCAGCGGGCCGAACAGCGCCCGCGCCCGCTCGAATGTCTCCGCGAGCTCGACCCGCGTCCGGCGCACCATCAGGCCGATGGCAGCGGCACCGTAGCGGTCCGCATGCACAGCCCACTCGCCGAGCACGCCGTCCGTCTTGCCCCCGCCGCGCGCGCCCCCGAAGAACGCCTCGAACACCGGACAGGCCAGGAGCGCAGTCTGCGGCCCCGGCTGCGGACGCCAGACTACCGAGGCGGCTTCGGACCGTGCTGCTGCGTCCATGCCTCGGTCGTCTCCGCCTCGGCCGGCGCCGCGATGACGTAGCCGACACGCTCGCCCGCGCTGGTGATGTCCTGCGTCGGCGCACCGTCCATCCGGTCGGCCGCTTTGGCGACCATCGTCGCGTGGTGCGGGTGGGTCGGATCCTGGAGGATCGCAATCCACCGCTCGGCAGCGAGCTCACGCGCGCCGCCCTCGATCATCAGGTCCGCGACCGACCTCTTGCCCTGGCCGTTCCTGACCCCAGGCGGCCGGCCAGGACCGCCGCCGCGGTTGCCCGGCCCCTTCGCAGGGCCACCCCAGCCCGGGCCGCCGATGCCCCGCTGCTTCGTCATGGTCAGCCCTTCCGGCCGCCCTTCTTCTTGCCGTAGCCCATAGTTGCCTCCTTGAGATAGCGCGCCCGCTCCCGACCATCGTGTACACCTAGTGCCCCCGCATACACGGTGACGCGCCGCCGCGCGCTGGTTCGGGGCGATCCGCCAGGCGGGCGCAGGCCAGCGGCTGGAGATGCGGGGGCTTGGGGGAGCGCCGGACACACGTCCTGCACGTTATCCCCTCATGGAGGCTTTTCGGTCCGGTGTCAAGCGTCTAGCTGCCAATGCTCAACCAGTCTCTCAAGCACGGCCAGCACCGCGCCCCGCGCCACATGCCGGGACTGCGACAGGCTCGACCCGATGTCCTCCAGCGTCAGCCCGGCGATCGCCACCATGTCGGCCACCCGCCGGCCGTGACGTCCGATGGCGTCCCGCGCGCGGCGCAGCTCGTGCTCGGCGTCGATCTGCATCTCGCTCGGGCCGTACCCCTGCCCCGGCTGCCGAACCGGCGGGCGATCGGGCCGCCAGCATGCCCCGCTGGCCCGCTCCGCCAGGTCACGATAGCGGTCGGCGGCCTCGCGCTGCTCGTCTGTGATCGAGCCCTCGCGCCAGAGCCGGTGATAGCCCGGGACGCGCTGGGCACCGCGGACGGTCCTGTGGGGATCGGCGACGTCCGGGCGATCGGTGATCTCGACGTCCTGCCGCTGTGGCACGAGGCGGCCATTCGCCCAGCGAGTGGGTCCGTAGTCGGAGGCCGGCTCGGTGCTGCGGGCTGCGGTTCGGCGCGGGCTGGGCATGTCGCTACCTCTCGGGCACGGGGGATTGGGGAACGGTCGGCTCGGCAGGCGCCAGACCCCCCGGGCTAGGAGGTCGGGCCGCTCGCGCGCGTGATTTCCGGGGGGAGATGTGTCGACGCTGACGGGTGCCGACACATCCGCCGGCGAGAAGTGTCGACGTCAAGCCGTTGATATTGCGGCTTTTTTTGTCCGGTCGACACTGTCGACAGGTCGACACATCGAACAAACTTTCCCCATGTGCGTGTGTGCGGGCGCGCGCGTATAGGTGTTGTGTTTTATGTGTCATATGTGTCGACCTATAAGGTAGTAGGGGTGTAGGCC